ATCCCATGTCTTAAACTTCTCCCCTAAGTCTTGGTTGGTTAAACCTCCACTGTATATCAACTCCTCCATATACAACTCATCCCCCCTTTGACTAACTCGAACTAAGGCAGCAGGGTCAGCGGCAAATCCAAAGTCTAAACCGTATGCTATGTGCTTTGCGTTCTCTGGCAGTTCGTCGTATACGTGCGTTTGAAATATGGTTTCCTTACTTATACCTCTCTCCCCTAGTCCATAGATTCTCCAATAGTTTTCATCTGTCTCTTTAAGTCTTTCAATCTCATCTATCACCTCCTTGTTTAGAAACGGATTGTCTAGGTAGGTAGACTTAAAAAAGTCGCAGTCATCCCTAGGTATAACCGTATCATAAATCCAATGAAACTCTTCTGACGGGTTGAAATCGATAAAAATCTTGTACAGGCAGCGCATAGAAATTTGGACGAAAACCTCTTTAGCTAATTCTGTACACTCGTTGAGAAAAACGAAGTGATGTTTAGCACCTCTGAATTTGTCAGGCTGATCGGCACTTATAAACTGAACCAGGTTGCCAAATAGATTGTATGTGTTCTCGGTCTTGTTGTGGTATTTCTCTTGATACCATCCTGCCTCCTGAATGATGTTAAAGAAGTCACGCATGACACTAGCACGAAGCGAAGGGAAACTTCTGCGTATAATCGTAATGGTAAACTGTGAGTTTTGGTACGTGTAGCACCACTCACATAGGCAATGTAAAACCGAATAGGTCTTGCCGCTTCTTGAACCACCTTGCAAGCAAACTATACGTGCTTTACTGCCCTTTACATCGTAGTACGCTTTGGGCTGTTTCACGTAGTTAGGTTCTCTTCTTCTTGGTCTGTCCTATCCAATACCTCATCGAACCACGAAGGGGGCTTAGAAGCCTCTAAAATCGTTACGTCAGTTTCTACTTGCTTAGGCATAAAGTATGGCATCAAGCTACTCAAAGCCTTTAGGTATTTCTCATCACTGTTCTCACGCAATACACCCAATGAATCTCTGATCTTATCTATCTCGCCTTCCATCACCTGCACAAACAATTCTCGTGCCTCACTAGAAATTTTACCCTTAGCACCTTTTGGTCTTCCGTTAGGATTTCCCGATTGTCCTTTATCGTACTTAGCCATGTCTGTTTTTTTCTGTTCTTTACAGGTTCGAGTCCAAGAAGGGTTACTTCTTTAGTTCGTACTCTTTGATTGATTCAAATATACGATGTGCTACTTGTGGCACTATGGCGTTTCCGTATGCTTTGATTGATTCTTTTCTCCACTTTGGAAAGGTGATGCCGTCCAGTTCTTTGGGAAGCCCATCATCTCCTCCACAAACAGGGGGGACAGTTGGGAAGTTTTCCCAGTCATTTGCCGCGCTCGTTTTGTCAAGCTGTCCTGATTCTCTTTTCCCGTGATTTTGTCGTGTTCCTGTGCTATCGGTGTCGGGAGCATTCCGTGAATTTGTGTTGCTAGGTTGGGCATCGTTGTTCCGTTTGGGTATTTCTCCATCCTTGCTTTGAACTTCTCCAAGTCGTGAACTGGTTCCGATGTTGTCGGAGTGAGCAACAATCCAAACTCTGTCCCTTCGGTGGGGCGCATTGCCTGCGGCACAAGCAGGAATAATAAACGATTGGACGGAGTACCCAATAGCTTCCAAGTCAGAACACACCTCTTCGAAAACCATACCGACTCTCCCATCTTTTCCTGACCAATTAACAATCCCGCGAACGTTCTCTCCCACGATCCAACGGGGATTACACTCTCTGATAACTCTAAGCATCTCTTTCCACAAGTAGCGTTCATCCTCTGAGCCTTTTCGTTTTCCTGCGACGCTAAAGGGTTGGCAGGGGAATCCTCCGCTAAGTACATCAACTCGTCCATTATAGATAGTTGCGTCGAAGTCGTGGATATCTTCATATTGTTCTGCATTGGGAAAGTGATGTTTCAGGACTTTGCGAGGAAATTCTTCCCACTCGCAGTTAAATAGGTTCGTAAATCCTGACCATTCCGCTGCCAAATCAAAGCCTCCTATTCCTGAGAATAAACTGCCGTGTGTCATTTGTCGTTAAAAAGCATACGGACTTCTGTGTGTCCTCCACTTTCAGGAACTTGGGCATAAATTTGTTCAATCCATTTATTCTTGTACCCTTGAGCAATCCATTTGTCATGCTTTTCACGCTCACGAGTTAGAATTATTTGTTGCTTTTCTTCTTCATTATGGGTTAGTCTGTATGCTCCGTATGGATCAAAGGTAACTATGCCTTTGTCGTGCATCTCACTTAGTCTTGCTGATGCTGTTTGATTCTTTAGCCCCAAATGAAACTCAATCATTTGTAGGTTAGTTGCTCCTTTGCTTTCCAAGTAAGAATGTATCTGCTGTTCCATAGATTGTTTCTTAGGCTTGATTTCTTCGTGCGCCTGGTAGCTTGCTTTACTCATCTTCTAGTTTGCTTTTAAAATGTTCTATTATTTTCTCTGTCTTTACCTTGTAGTAGTCCTTAAATTCTCCCTCTCCTCCTTCCTGCTTGTACAGCTTGTAGAGTACAGCACGTAACCTTTGGCTCTGTGTCTTCTTCTTGTCGTACAAGTCTAACTCTATGCTGTCTAACTCTTCAAACGGTACGCTCTCTTCAGGCGAATCATCAGCCCTGAAGTACAGTATGCCGAATGTATCTAATAAACTGTCAATGTTCATTAGGTCTTGGCTCGTCTGCTCTTGAGTAAGCAAACGTAAACTTACGCTCCTATCCTTTCTGCGTTGGTATCCGTCAAGGATTGCAGGGCATAGGATTTTCATTTGTCGCAGCTTATAGCGTATGCCTTTTCTAGTTGCTCCAACTTACCAAGCATACAACTTCCGCACCGTGTTTTCTTCAAGCGTACACCAAACGTCCTTTGGTATACATCAATCAACGTGTCTTGAAAACCTAAGCCAATGTTTGCTCCTTCGTAAAACTTAGGCTTTAACACTTCAACCCATAGCTTTTGATCGGCTTCACTCATGCCGTCATAACGAGGGAATCTATTATTAAGATACTGCTTTCTCTTGGCGCATCCACAATCTTTGCCTGTTATCTCAGACACTTTTTCAACCACCTTTTTAATCCCTGTGGCTTCTGTAAATTTCTCAATGTCATCCCCTAAGCCTTTTGATTTCTTGGCTCTTTTCTTGTAGGTGCGCTTGGGCTTTCCTAATGCTTCTGTAGATTGTTTGTCTGTTGATTCCTGTGGCATCGCTTAAAGTGTTTAATGTGTGACTGTGTAAATAATATGCTTTGAAAATCTCCCTATCAAACCAGTTGATTTCTTCAAGCATTTTGTATGCTGTACCTAATTGTTGTTTCTCAAGATAGATTATTTTTTCATCATCGAGCATCAATTGCTCTATGTTGTGCTTTGTTTTTCTGCTTTCATACTCTACATACTTCTTGTAAAACTTGCCGTCCTTATGGTAACTCGCAATCCTCATTGCTCGTTTCATGTAGGGTAGCATTTCGTTGCGCTCGCACAACTTGTCTAGTGATTCACCTTTTTTCATTAAGGTAATTGCCATGTCATGAACTAAATCATTTGACCAGTACTCACCAACCAAGCGTACACTGTACCTAACTAATGTGTCATATTCTTTTCTAAGGAAGTTTTCGAAACAAGTCATTGTAATGGGCAGTCATTTCTTGCAGGTCTGCTATGCTAAATTTAACCGTTTCATTGCTCATGCGTAAAATCTTATCGGCTGTTCCTTCACCGTAGATTGCATCCAACCTTTTAGAAAAAACATATTGCTGCCCCCCTAAAAAACCGTTGCACCGTTTACACTGACAAGCGACATTCACTAATCCTTCAGACGGTTTGTAAAGCCAACGTGTACTCATCTTGGCTCGCGTAATAAAATGTCCGCAATCCATAAGTTTCCAACTTTTGCGATCCAAGCAGGTGAAACAATTTGCTATGCCATTTTCATCTGCGCTAGATTTCCTAACATAGTCGCTTAACGCCTTGTCTAATTTCGCTTTCGCTTTACTCTTCTTCACTACCATCTTCAAAAACTGTATGTTCACCACACGATACGCAAATCTCATAGTCCCCTACTTGTGGTGTTCCACAACAAACACTTAGTAATTCTTCATTCATTGTCCCATCCGTTTTTCTTTTTTAACCTGGTACCTATGCCTTCTTTCGTTGGCACATGATCTTTTACTTGCAGCTTATCATACAGTTCAGCTAGTCCTAAAGGCTCTAACAACTCATCTGCACGTTCTATTTTTTGTTGTTGATCTTCAGCTACTTTGCGCTCTAACATTTCGGCACGAGTTTCTCCTTCATACGTAGCTAAACAGGTAAGGATTTCAGGCGTTTTGAATCGTTCGAACATCTTACCGTATTTGCCTTTGCGTATCATATCAAAACAGACTCGTATTTCTTCTAGCTTTAATGTAGGGTATTCATCTATGATTGACCTACAGCAGAACATTAGTTCTTCGTCGCTTTGTATGGTGACCTTGTAGTTCAACTCTTTAATCATTCGTCCTACTTCTGACACAATCCAACCCCGTACAATTTCAGGCGCAACCTTAATTGCTTTCTGTATGTTAGTGCCTTCTTCCCATGCTTGAGCAGGTGACAAAGAAATGCTGCTATCCTTCAGTAACGAATGACTTAATGTTGTCAGCGTTAAAGTTTGATTGCTTGAAGCCCTTGTTAACTTTTCCATCCTGATATTTTTTTTGTCTGCGCACCCAATTTCGTGCTGTTGCTTTCCAGTCTTTAATCTTGTTGCCGCCCTTTAATTTCCACCCCGTCTGATCGTACCAATCTTTAAATGCGTCTGCTTCGTCGTAATGATTTTCAACTCCTAATTCTGCAAAGTACAAATAACATTCTTGAGCATTAGGAATCTTTGTAGGCTTCCCTTCATTCATTGTATTGTTACTTGTATTCATACTTGTATT